TGTAGCTACTATTAAAGATATTGTAGGAGCATCGGATCAAATGATTAAAGATGTACTTGGCAAAGCATCAGGTGGACGTATGTCTAAAGGTCTAGATTATTTAATGGGCATCGAGCGACCTAAATATGAATTAGGGGGAAGTGTTTATGATCAATATAAAAAATTACTTAATGAAATAGAAAATCCTGAAGAAACTGTTCCTTATTACCCAACTACTGCAACAGGTGGTGGTAATGATCCAGAACAATTTGATCCTATTAAAAGCTCTATAGAACAACAACTAACTCCTGTGGGACCATTAGATCAATTAGTTAATAGTTATTTACAAGTACCTGGTATTTTAAGTACGGTAATTGCTATGGGAAAAGATTATCTTGGCCTAACCGATGCACAGAAAGATGCATATTCTGAATATGGCTTAGGTTATGGCAATACAGGTATTAAAGATGCATTTGGCTACAATGTATTTAGTGCTATGGATAACTGGGCAACACCTGGATCTGCATCTTATAATGCTCACAAGGCTGCAGGAAAGACAGATGAACAGATAGCAGAAATGAGAGATCGAGTTATGAGTGCTCCTACCAAAGCAGATATGAGAGCACAACAAGAAGACTATAATGTTGCTCAAAAACAAAAAGAAGAAGATTATCTTGGTCTAGCTAATCTAGGAGTAACGGGAATAGGATTGGATCCAAGGGCATATGGTTTACATTCTCTATCAGCTTTAGGACCTGCTTATGATGATCCAAATGAATTTTCAAATACAACAACAGATAATCAAATTGACTGGGAAGCAGCGGATAGAGACCAAGCCGGTGACCCAGGCGGTACTTCACAAGCTGAATCAGAAGCAGGCATGTCTGAAGGTATGACTGATTTAGCAGAAGGCGGAATAGTTAGAAAAAAATATGCGAATGGAACAGGTTTAGGTCTAACATCTCAACAATCTTCTATGATTAGTGACATGGCAAAAAGAGGAATGGATGCAGATACCATTTCTGCAGTAACAGGAGTTTCTACCGAAGAAGTTCAAAATGCAATTAACAATCAAGCTCCAGCTCAAGCTAATCAAATAGCTGGGCAGCAAGGATTTTTTTCAAATATGAATCTTGGTACCCTAGGAAAATTAGGATTAGATATTGCGACTGGAGGTCTATCTCGTGGATTAACTGGTTTTGCAAAAACACAAGCATTAGGCTATCTTGCAAATAGAGTACTTAGTCCTATCATTAGCTCTAATATAGAATCAAATATGGCAGCAAATAATCAAATCGACTGGGACGCAGTAGACAGAGACCAAGCCGGAGATATGGGACCATCACAAGCTGAATCAGAAGCAGGTATGTCTGAAGGTATGACTGATTTAGCAGAAGGAGGAATGGTTAGAAAAAAATATGAAAAAGGTTCTAAACCAAAAACAGGAATTGAAATTCTTCCCATGAATCCAATGATGGATGAAGGTGTTGATTTAAGTAAAAGAGGATTCTTAAAAGGAGCAGCTGGAGTAGGTGCAGGGATTGCTGCATTAGGAACCGGCGCACTTCGACTAGCAAAAAAAGGTGCTAAGAAAATAAAAGATATTGATATTGATGTCGGAGTGGCCATGGATGGAGACTATGATGACTATTTAGAACGAGCTGTAGCAAGTTATAATACTATTTTTAATATTAAAGCAAATACCAAAGCGGGAAAAAAATTATTAGATAAATTAGCTAAAGAGAAAAAAATTGTAAAAGAAAAAGATGGAACCTATTCTGCGGATACGATGGGAGATATAAATTCTCCAACTATCGATGCATTACAAGATATAAAAAATAAATCCTCGTACAATCTTTCTTTTGAAGGTAATACATTTAAAAACACAGATGAGGCCAGTGAGTATCTTAGAAACAAATACTCTCCCCTACGACATGATCGGTACAATGAATCATTTCTTTCAGAAGACATGGAAGAAGTAGTAGATATTCTTGCGCCTAAATCACCAAAAGAAGTTATTAAAGAAAGAGCAGATTTAATTGAAAGAAGATTAAAACAACGAGGCGATTTTGCTAGTGGTGGCCTTAGTTATTTAATGGGAATATAATCATGGTTGAATTTGGAGATCCATCTACATGGAACATGAAAGTATCTGATTTTATAGAAGCAGAACAAGCAGTTGAAGATTTAATAAAACCATTTCCAGGTCTTAGTGGTCCTAAAGTTATGCCTGAATTAACTCCTGGCTTAGAACCAGTTATGCCAGAATTTCCTGGTATGGAAGATCCAAAATTAAGACAAGTAGAATTAGCCGAAGGTGGAATGCCTAATGCATTGGCAGATGATGCTTTACAAGGAATACAAACTGCAAAAGAAAAAACAATAAAGAATGTAAGTAAGTATGCATCTAAAATTGCAAAATCACCTTTAACAAAATTTATAGCATCAGAGACTGTAGGGTTTGGTCCTATACAAGCTCTTATGGATTATGAATCTGGATATTCACCATCAGAAATAGCTTTAAATATTCCTACATTAGGATTTGGAACGGATATTAAAGATGAAATTGATATGATGAAATCATTAGGAAAAGAAAAAACATATTTAATAACTAAATATGCATTAGAAGGCGTAAAACGAAAACGAGATAAAATGAAAGGTATAGAATCTATCATTGATAAAAAAACTCAAGAAGCGTTAGATGCAAGAGATGCTTATATTGCAAAATTAGAAGCTAAAAGAGAAAAAGTAGCTGAATCTAGAAAAGATATTACACCAACTACAGGTTTAGAGGAAGAAACTTACATACCTGAATAATGACAAAAAAACTAACTACTACTATACCGCCAAAAAGAGGCCCACAGCCACAAGGCTTGAATTATAATTATAATACTGTTAAAACAGTACGATTGGAGAAAATAAATGGCCGAAATAGACAAATCGTTACCAAACGTTAAGGAATCAATTACGATACCACCAGAGGAAGCTGTTATAGAAGAACAGTTACAGCAAGAACAAGATATCGCTGAACAAGGGGATCCAGTTGAAATTACTGAAAACGAAGATGGTAGTGTAGATATTAATTATGATCCTGCAATTGCTTCTATAGAAGGACAAGAAAATCATTATGCTAATTTAGCAGATCATTTACCGGAAGATATTTTAGGAAGATTAGGCACAGAACTTTATCAAAATTTTCAGGACTATAAAAATTCAAGAAAAGATTGGGAAACAGCTTACAAACAAGGATTAGATCTTTTAGGATTTAAATATGAACAACGAACAGAACCTTTCCAAGGTGCGTCAGGTGCAACTCACCCCGTATTAGCGGAAGCAGTGACTCAGTTCCAAGCTTTGGCGTACAAAGAATTATTACCAGCTGATGGACCTGTGCGAACACAAATTTTAGGAAACCCGACTACAGACAAAGAACAACAAGCAAAACGTGTTAAAGATTTTATGAATTATCAGATCATGGATCAGATGAAAGAATATGAACCAGAATTTGATACCATGTTATTTCATTTACCTCTAGCAGGATCTGCTTTTAAAAAAGTATATTACGATGAAATAGAAGGAAGAGCTGTTTCTAAATTTATTCCTGCAGATGATTTATATGTTCCTTATTCTGCAAATTCGTTAGATGATGCAGAAGCAATTGTACATATGATTAAACTTTCTGAAAATGAATTACGCAAACAACAAGTAGCAGGATTCTATAGAGACATAGAACTACAACCAGGTGACGATCGAGAGTCTGATATAACAAAAAAAGAAAGAGATTTAGAAGGTGTCACTAAATCCAATTATGAAGACGTTTACACATTATTAGAGTATCATGTTAATTTAGATTTGGAAGGATTTGAAGATGTAGGACAAGATGGTGAACCTACAGGAATTAAACTTCCTTACATTGTTACTATTGAAGAAAATTCTAGAGAAATTTTATCGATTAAACGAAACTATGAAATAGGAGATCCTAAAAAAGCTAAGATACAATATTTTGTACATTTTAAATTTTTACCAGGATTAGGATTTTATGGATTTGGATTAATTCACATGATTGGTGGATTATCAAGAACAGCAACTGCTGCACTACGACAATTATTAGACGCAGGAACTTTATCTAATTTACCTGCTGGATTTAAACAACGAGGAATACGAATTAGAGACGATGCGCAAGCAATTCAACCAGGAGAATTTAGAGATGTAGATGCACCTGGTGGAAACATTAAAGATTCGTTCATGATGCTTCCCTTTAAAGAACCTTCGCAAACATTGCTAGGTCTTATGGGGGTCGTTGTTAATGCAGGTCAGCGCTTTGCTTCAATAGCGGACATGCAAGTAGGTGATGGGAATCA